AAAGAAACAAATGCATACAAAGAAGCAATTGGAATTGAGATTTACGAGGTTTAGTTTGTCGAGTGACGATTGCTTTATATCTTGTATTACAGGGGGGCGCAGCAGCATATATAGGTAAAACGGTGGCCTACCACACCGTCTGCGAATACAAGGAGCTGTATACCGACTCAGATAAGCGTTACCGATGGTATGTTCCGGGAATTTACACTTGCCCGCCGTATGCGAGGTTTAAAAATGATTGATCCTGTCACCGCCATAGCCGGAGCTACCAAGGCATTTACGCTCGTAAAAGCTATGGTAGAAGTGGGGAAGTCAGCAGAAGATACGATGATGCAGATAGGCGTGTGGTACGGGCATGCTTCAGACGTGTTGTATGCTGATAAGAAAGCTAAGAATATCAGCCCGTTCAAGCGAGTGGTGTTCAGAAGAAGTGTACAGCAAGAGGCTATTCAAGCTTTTGCGGCTAAGAAAAAATTAGAGAGTCAGCAACGTGAGCTGATATCCATGATTAACATGGTTTACGGAGCGCAAGGGCTACAAGAGTTTCGCGAGATACGAAAACAAATAGTTCAAGAGCGGGAAGATACGGTGTACCGGCAGCAAGAATTGAAGGAGGCTATGGTCCACAGCTTTGTAATAGTTATTTTTGTGGCTGTTCTATCTGGCTTGCTGATGTTTATGTTTAGCTAAACCGGCAAAATGATTGCAAAAGTTGTTGTAGTCAATAGAATAGATACATGCTACTTAAGATATGGGGAATTTACTAGTGAACGACGCGGCACAAACACAGACTTTAACTATCGACGGTGAAGAGCACCTTATCGATGATCTTTCCGACGAGATAAAAGAGCTACTGTCGTTACACGGGCAAGCAAACGACATGATGATCGGGGCGCGTAGGCAAGCTATTATCCATGAAGTGTCCGTCACAAATTTGGCATCTTTAATAAGCCAGAAAGTAAACGATAGCCAGAGTGGTAGTGATAATGCAGAGCCAGCAGAGTAGCACTGAGAGTATAGACCGGCAGCACTGGCAAGCGATAAATCGCAACGCAACGCAAATAGCTTCTCACGAGGCTATGTGTGAAGAAAGATCTAAAACTATTTTTAATCGACTTGATCGTATAGATGACTCACTAGACCTGATGAGTAAGCGCATGTTTACTCTAGGAATTATGATAATAGGTGGTATGGCGGGGCTACTCGCTACTTTACTCCTACAAGGTGGGAATGTATGAACTTTGATAAAATTAAAGGTGTTATTGGTGGGTTAGCCCCTACTTTAGGCGCAGCTTTAGGTGGCCCAGTTGGTGGTGCAGCCGCGACTATGCTCGCAGATGTTTTGGGCTGTGACCCAGTGCCACAAAAAATAGAGCGTGCCCTTAAACATGCTACGCCAGAGCAACTAGCTGAAATAAAGAAAGCCGAGCTGGACTTTGAAGTTCGTATGAAAGAGCTTGAGGTAGACGTGTTCGCACTTGAGACTGAAGACATCCAGAGCGCCAGAGAAAATTTTTCTCGGGATTGGACGGCTAGAGTTATTGGCTTAATAATGGTTTTGTTCTTCTGTAGTTATGTTGGGCTTATCACACTACTGCCGCCGGAACAGAATTCTATGGAGCTAACTAATCTAGTGATGGGGTACTTAGGCGGACTAGTGTCTGCGGTTGTGTCCTTTTATTTCGGGGCGTCGCAGAAGTCGTAGATGTATTGCTGGTGCGCGACTAGGTTGGAGGTTTAGGTTTGGATTACCTTATTAGTATGATCAAGCAGCATGAGGGCCTTCGTTTAAAGCCTTACAAGTGCACAGCAAACAAGCTTACCATTGGTTATGGCCGCAACCTAGATGACCGGGGCATAACTCAAAAAGAAGCTGATGTTCTTCTTATCAACGACATTTACCTATGTTACCAAGAGCTGGAATGCTTTTCGTGGTTTCCAGACCTAGACAACGTGCGCCAAATGGCCCTAGTAGATCTATGCTTTAACATGGGCCTACCCACCCTTATGGCTTTTCGTAAAGCGTTAGCCGCTATGTCTGAGGGCTTGTACGCGAAGGCAGCTGAAGAATTTTTAGACAGCAAGTGGGCGCGGCAAGTTGGTGAAAATAGATCAGGCAAAATAGCGAGCATGATCCGTACGGGCAAAACTAGCTAAAATTTTACCTTTGTGGATAAAAAACTAATATCCCGTGCCGAAGCTAAAGCTATCGGGTACAAAAAATACTTTACAGGAAAGCCCTGTAAGCACGGGCACATAAGTGAAAGGTATACCTTGTCCAAGCATTGCTTGCAGTGTTTGAAAGAAAGAAACAAAACCCCAGCGTTCCGTGCGTATTACAAGGAATACTATAAGCAGTACGTACAAAACCAGAGCGCGGAGACAAAAGCCTACCGTTCAGCCATCCAACGCCATAAGTTTAGTACTAGATGGCGTTTTGGTTCCCGATACAACTCGAACCTACGCAAGCGAAGAGTAAAACGCGCAACGCTAAAATGCCCGATTGACCAAATAAAAGTGCAGCAGCTGTACTTAGACGCGAAACGCATGCGCGCAGAGACTGGCAGGAATTATAACGTAGACCACATTATTCCCATTGTTCATGAAATAGTGTGCGGCCTTCATTGCTTTGCTAATCTGCGCATAGTTCCGTATATAGCGAACGCTGCTAAGGGGAACACATTTAACCAAGACGAGTACAACAAGCGTATAAACGGCCAATAAATATGGTATTCTCGCGAGTCAAGTAATCAAAAGGACAGGAGCTATGGTAGGCGTAGTTATCCGTGCATTTGGTGGTATTTCACCAAAGACTCCACCCCGAAGGCTTAGCGAGACTCAAGCGCAGACAGCAGATAAATGTGCTGTGTTTAATGGGGCTTTGCGGCCAGCTAAAGATGTTTCCGGTACAACCGTAGCAACTAAGCCCGGATCAACTCAGACTATCTACAAGTTTGGACAAGACTCCACTAATGAGACTAGTGGGTGGCTTGCTTTTAACTCCGATGTTGACGTAGCGCGGGGGCAAATTAATGGTGACACTGAAGAGTGGACATTTTACACGGGAGATGGTGCGCCTAAAGCAATACGAGCTGGGTTTACAGCCAGTCCAATTTCTATGGGTATTGCAGCTCCTACCGGTGCGCTTACAGCTTTGGCGGATTCTGCTACGTTGCCTACAGACACTGATTCGCTTACTGAAGAAACACGGCTGTACACCTATACCTTTGTGTACAAGGTAGGCGGTAGAGACATTGAATCATCTCCAGCACCCGGCTCTAATTTAGTAGATATATACCCCGGCCAGTCCGCAAATCTGTATGGGTTTTCGACGCCATCTCTTGCTACGCACTATCGAATATACCGTTCTACCGCAGGGGTGTACCTTTTCGTCGCAGAAATAACTCTAGCGACAGGTGCTGCGGCTTCGTCTACATCACCGTATGAAGACAGCAAAGACCCCGAATTATTGGCGGAAGAAATACCGTCTTTATACTGGCTTGAACCCCCCACTAACCTTGCGGGGCTTATAAATATGCCTAATGGTGTCATGGCAGGGTTTGTAAGTAGGGATGTATATTTTTGTGAGCCGTATGTCCCCCACGCTTGGCCCGACAAATATCGCCAAACTTTAGACTTCCCAGTTGTTGGCTTAGGGCGTATGGATACAACACTGGCTGTGTTAACCAAAGGTACGCCGTACTTTATTCAGGGTTCACATCCAGACTCGGTAGTTGTAGTAAAATCAGATTTAGAACAGGCTTGCTCCTCCAAGCGCAGCATCGTTAGTTTTAACAACGCCGTCTTTTACTGTAGCCCAGACGGGCTTATTGCACTGACTCCCGGTGGATCGCGCAACATAACTGAGTCTATGTTTACTAAAGAGCAGTGGCAAGACTTGGTTGATCCTACCTCAGTTATAGCTAATCACTACGAGTCTAGGTATGTAGGTTTTTACAACAACGGCACTGATTCTGGGTCTTTTATTTTTGATACTATATCAAGCACTTTTGTCCTTAGTACGAGCACTACTAATCCCGCGGCTACATTCCAGTCTTTGCGTAATGACAAGTTGTATGTATCTGTGGGGGGCAGCATTAAAGAGTGGGACGCAGGCAGCAATTTAACTTACACGTGGCGGTCTAAGATTTTTCCAATGGCCAAACCCCTAAGTATGGCCTGCGCGCAAGTCGAAGCGGAGGCATATCCCGTCACTGCTAAAATATATGCTGATGGTACGTTGTTGCACACACAAACAGTTGACGGCCGTAACCCTTTCCGTTTACCCGCCAAGGTAGCTAGAGACTGGGAAGTAGAGCTTAGTAGCACTAATGAAGTGTTTTCTTTTGCTATGGCCCAGTCAATGGAGGAGTTGATGAGTGTCTAGACCAGCTGATGCCTTACCTACTATTACTTCTGACATACCTAGAGATCTCAGGGCGTATCTTGATCGTCTTCGTGGCCTTCTTAACCAAAGCGGTGGGATTATCACCGCTAAGGATTTGCGCGATATTGGCCTTACTAACGATGTGGGCGTCCCTGTGTCGCAGCCACCTGTTGGGCCGGGAACCCCAGTCGAGTACGGCCCTCCAGCGGTAGTAGCTGGTTTAGACGCCGACGGGGCGTTCCAGAATATAACCATCACTTGGACTCAACCAGACTATTTCGGGCATGCTTTTACGGAGGTATGGGGTTCGCCAACGTACGACACAACACTGGTGTCAACAGACCCCGGCTATGTTGACCCTACAACTTACGAGACATTTGACTCGACTACTGCGACTCTGGTCGCTATATCTGCAGGCTCTGTAGTAAGCGATGCACTTGGTAGTGGTAAAGGGCGTTACTATTGGGCGCGCAACGTAAACTTTTCCGGCAGGCAAGGGGCGTTTAACTCTACTACGGGTGTAAATGGCGAGACTGCCGTCGATACAGCGTTTCTGCTGTCTACGCTCACAGGGCAGATTACGTCAGGCCAGCTATCAACAGCGTTGTCATCCCCTATCGGAAACTTGCCCGCCGATACACAGGCGCAGGTTACTAGTCTTCAGAACCAGATTAATACTCTAAATTCTGTATCGGCTTGGTCTTCATCAGAAACATATGCCGCAGAAGATCTGGTTACCTACAGCGGCAACCTGTATCGATCTACGCAGGCCAGTAACACCAACAATCAACCTTCTGGTACCTCAACAGATACAGCCTACTGGGACTTTGTTGGTGCTTACACGAGTCTGTCTGCGGCGGTAGCTGGCAACACTTCTGACATCACTCAGATTAACTTTATTGACGCTACGTCAACGTCAGCCATTGCGTCGCAGTTCTCATCGCTAAAAGCCGTTGTAGAAGACTCTAATTCAGGCTTGGTGGCTGCTAACGCCGCGATCACTCAGCTAAATACTGTTAGCGCTACATCGACATCTGCCCTTGCATCAGCCTTCCACACGCTGCAAGCGGATGTAAACGACTCAGCGACGGGGCTTTCAGCGGCGCATTCTGATATCACGCAGATCAATACAATCAGCGCCACTTCTACGTCGGCTATTGCTGTTGCTACAAACACACTAAACACAACTGTCGCGGGTAACACTGCTAGTATTGCGACACAAGCTACTTCGATCAATGGGCTTAGCGCGCAGTACACAGTAAAAATCGATGTTGCGGGCCACGTATCTGGTTATGGCCTTGCAAGCAGTGCAGTCGACGGTACTCCTACATCTGAGTTTGGTGTCCGTGCAGATCAGTTCTGGGTTGCACCACCTTCTACGCTGTCTACTACAGCACCTACGACTAACCTTTACGCTGGCCGCGTGTGGGTTGATACAAGTAGTGGCGACCCAGAAACATACGTCACTAAGTACTACACAGGTAGCGCGTGGAGTACTACGCCTCAGAGCCTACCGTTTATAGTGCAAGCCACCCCCACAACGATCGGCAATGTTTCTGTACCTGCCGGTGTCTACATGGACTCTGCGTTCATTAGCAATGCTTCAATTACAAACGCAAAGATTGGTAGTCTAGCGGTCGACACGGCCAAGATTGCAAACGCAGCGATCACAAGCGCAAAGATTGGTAATCTAGCGGTAACCACTGCCAAGATTGGTGATGCCCAAATAACTAACGCAAAGATTGGCGACGTTATTCAGTCGACTGCGACTACCAGCGGCGGGCACCTCAAGTGGTACATCAATAAAGACGGCACTGCTGTATTTAGAAATATTGAAATACGCGACAGCGATAACAGTATTCTCCTTCAGTCAGGCGGTGATTTAGATATAGGTAGAGTTTCTGGCTTGCAAACGACGCTGGATAACAAAGTCGAGCAGCACTATACCAATACCGACCCATCAACTGCGTGGACTACAAACGCCGTTAAAGATCAGCACGTGGGTGACCTTTGGTATCACATAAGCAATAAACTACTTAAGGTGTGGGTAGAAAGTTCAGGAACCTATAGTTGGCAAACTGTTGAAGACCAAGCAGCTATTGATGCTGCTGATGCAGCGGCAGAAGCGCAAGATACCGCTGACGGCAAACGTCGTGTGTTTGTTACTACGCCAACATCACCTTACGACGTGGGTGACCTATGGGACCGAGGCGCTATTACCGGTTTGTATGTAGCAACCACTGCTAATTCGTCGGGGGCCTTTAACAACGCCCACTGGAGAGTGTTAGCTGATCCAACGTCTGCAAATACAGCAGCTGACTTTACTGGGCGCGGTGCGCTAGCTCTTTTAGACGACGTATCGTACGACGAGTTAAGTAGTACATTACAAGGCACTATAGACGGTAAAGTTGAGCAGCACTACGGTACATCTAACCCATCAACTGCGTGGACTACAAACGCCCTTAAAGATGAGCACGTGGGTGACCTTTGGTACCACACCACTGACAAGACGCTTTCAGTCTGGGTAGAAAGTTCAGGAACCTATAGTTGGGATGAAGTAGAAAACCAAGCAGCTATCGATGCAGCCGCAGCGGCAGAAGCCGCACAAGATACCGCTGACGGCAAACGGCGTGTGTTTGTTACTACGCCATCACCACCTTACGACGTGGGTGACCTATGGGACCGAGGCGCTGTCACTGGTTTGTATGTGGCAACAACTGCACAAACTAGCAGTGGCACGTTTGCTTCTGGTCACTGGAGAGTGTTAGCTGACCCAACATCTGCCAATACAGCAGCTGATTTTACTGGGCGCGGAGTGTTAGCTCGTTTAGACGAAGTTTCAGCTGATGAACTAGAATCTGCTTTACGAGGCACTATAGACGGCAAGATTGAACAGTTCTACCAAACTGGCGACCCTTCTACTGGTTGGAGTACTGCTCAAAAGCAAGAGCATCTAGGAGATCTTTGGTATCACCCTAATAATAAGGTTCTTAAAATATGGAGATTTGCTTCTAACGTCTACCAGTGGAGCCAAGTAGAAGACCAAGCAGCTATTGATGCTGCTGATGCAGCGGCAGAAGCGCAAGATACCGCTGACGGCAAACGTCGTGTGTTTGTTGCTCAGCCGACAACTCCCTACGATGAAGGCGATTTGTGGGACAAAGGCAACGGTGCAAGCCAAGGTTTGTGGCGCTGTATAAATTCTAGAGCTAGCGGCAACTACGTAGCCACTGATTTTCGCGTAGCGGCCGATACAACTTCTGCTAATACAGCTGCCAGTTTTACTGGCCAAGGCGCACTAGCAACACTAAACACTGTTTCTTATAACCGGCTAGATGCAAGTTTACAGGGGCAGCTAGATGGCAAAATAGAACAACACTATAGCAATAGCGATCCATCAACTGCGTGGACTACGAATGCTATAAAAGACGACCATATAGGGGATCTTTGGTATCACATAAACAGTAAACTGCTAAAAGTATGGACAGAAAGTTCAGGAACTTACAGCTGGCAAACCATCCAAGACCAAGCAGCTATCGATGCTGCTGATGCAGCGGCAGAAGCGCAAGATACCGCTGATGGCAAACGTCGTGTGTTTGTTAACCAGCCGCTACCCCCTTACGACGTGGGTGACCTATGGGACCGAGGTACAATTACTGGATTATATGTAGCAACCACTGCTAATTCAGCGGGGTCCTTTAACAACGCCCACTGGAGAGTGTTAGCTGATCAAACGTCTGCGAACACAGCCGCAAACATTACTGGACAAGGTGATCTAGCACTCCTTAGCTCTGTGTCTTATCAGTACCTAGACAGCAGCTTGCGAGGCCGTATAGACGGCAAGATCGAACAGTTCTACACATCATCCGACCCATCAACTGCGTGGAGTACTGCCGAAAAAAGCGATCACTTGGGGGATCTTTGGTACAACCCAAACACCAGAGTATTACAAGTATGGCGTCAAGTCTCCAGCGTTTACCAATGGGACGAAATAGAGAGCCAAGAAGCTATCGATGCAGCCGCAGCGGCAGAAGCTGCACAAGATACCGCTGACGGCAAAATTCAGTTGTTTGTTACTGCAACACCAACGCCACCTTACGACGTGGGTGATCTATGGGATCGAGGTTCTACAACAGGTCTATGGCGCTGCATCACAGCAAGAACATCATCCCAGACGTATGCTGAAAGCCACTGGCAGCGAGCTGCCGATACGACGGCTAACAACACTGCGGCGGCTATCCTAAACCAAGGTGATTTCGCTACTGAAAGTCAGATTACAACCAGTAATGCCTCTACGTTTATTGCATCTGCTGCTATTACAGACGCACTAATAGGTTCTTTAAACGCGAGCAAAATTAATGCTGGTGTTATTAGCGCGACCGTGATGTCAGGCACCACAGTGTATGCGGACAAGTTAGTTGGTGATGTCGCCGTGTTGCTACCTTTCCGCAATACTTCCAGCGTTCTTTTTAGAGGAAACACAGCAACAAACGGGGGCACTGTAATAGTAACCACGCAACAACTTCCCGCAACGTCGCACGCTACTAATGGTCATAAACCCTTCGCGAGTATAACAGGGTGGTACGATTCGACAGCAAACAAAACCTATCGATTCCGGTTATGGATGCAAGATACAGCAGGCTCATCATCTTCTCTAGGCAGTGTTGTTAACACTATTTTTCAGTACGGCAATTACATTATGCAGGTTTCTGGGGACAAAACGGCTTTAGTATCTACTGGTGACACTGTCACTTCAACAGGAAAATCCCACACAGTATTTAGTGTAAATTATCAGGCGGCTCAAGATAGGACGAACATACAATACACACTAGGTACGGGCTCTTCTTTTTCTACTGGCGACGCTGTCAGTGTTTCGGGGTCTAGCGCATATCAGATGGTTGGGGAAACGCGATTTAAAGCCAACACAAATCTCTACGCCCAGTTTGCAGTAAGCGGTTCTCTTTCAAGCAAGACGCTAGGTGCGGTCAACATGAAGCTAGATGTCACTCGATTTGGGTCTTCTGGGACAGGTGATAATGACAGCTCCACGACTCTTGACATTATTTACGAAGTCTCCGGTTTCATTATGGGAGCAAGATAATGCAGCAGTACGTTAAGTGGGACCACGAAAATGAGGATATCCTGTTTGGTCCTCAAGGACTTAAGGGCGAAGGCGATAACTGGTACGCGTATGCAGACAGTGGTGAGATCGAGAACCCGCGAACTCAGACACGACGGTACGTCTATATTGAAGAGATTGAGATGGTTATGGGGGTGGTCGAGGGGTCTTCAGATTTGACGTGGAGGCAATCTCGACAATCTGGTTACGGAGGCTTAGAAGATCAGCTCGATATGCTATGGCATGACATAAACGCGGGCACTCTTGATAAAACAGGCACATTCTACAACCACATCAAAACCGTTAAAGATGACAATCCAAAGGCATAGTAGCCAAGTTTTGTGCGGAATATTGTTTGGCCAACACCACCTAATGAGGCATAATCCATAAATGGATACTGTGTCAACTCAAAATGCAGAAATAGTCCTCGACGACAAGGAAGCTATCGGCGCTTGGGTAGCGGATCAAGTAGGGCATGGTGCGAGTTGGGGTGACTATTACGCATTGGGTGTCCGTAAGGGGGATAGGATAACCGCAGGCGTAGTCATTAATAACTACAATGGGTCTAACGCTACCAGCCATATTGCTATAAAAGAATTCAGCAAGAAAAATATAGACCTGTTTAGGCACACAGCGCACTACGCATTTAGGCACTGCAATTTAAAACGATTAACAGGTATGGTACCAACTAATGAACCACGCACTATCGAGTTCGATAAAAAGTTGGGCTACGAAGAAGAATTTGTTATGAAAGATGGCGCTCTAGGCGCTGATATGATGGTTTTAGTGTTGTGGCCAGATAAGTGCCGCTGGCTACGGGAGGAATAAAGTATGGGCGGTAAGAGTAACCCACCACCTGATTATTCGGGAATGGAGCAAGTCGCACGAGAGCAGCTGCGTTTCTCGCAGCAACAGTACGCCGATATGCTACCGATTGCACAAGGTATTGGTAATGCTCAGATCGCTGCTCAGACACAGCAGATGGAGCAAGGCGCTGACTACTATAACTACATGCAGGATACGTTCCGGCCGGTAGAGCAGTCGCTTGTTTCTCAAGCTCAGAATTTTAACACTGACGCATATCGTCAGCAGAAGGCCGCGGAAGCTAGTGCCGCTGCGGGCAGAGCATTTTCTACAGCTAGAGCATCAAACGCTCGGTCTATGGCGGCTAGAGGCGTTAATCCAAACTCTGGTGCCGCACGCGGCGCGGGCACAGCAACGCAGCTACAAGAGGGTATAGCGCGCGCAGGTGGCATGACCTCGGCAAGACAGCAAGCAGAGCAGATGGGCTACGCGCGTATGATTGACGCGGCGGGTCTTGGCCGTGGTTTGGCTGGTGCTTCTGCCGCTGCTTACGCTGGCGCTACAGGCGCAGGTTCTGCGGGGCTTAACTCTATGATGGCTCCCGGTACGCAGTATCAGCAGGGGCTTGCAGGCGCGGGTCAGACGTTTGGCAACATGGCGAACATGCAGAACCAAGCGTTTATGGCTGGCCAAGCTAACGAAGCGGGCATGTTCGGTGCCCTTGTCGGTGCTGGTGCGACTTACGCTACTTTTGGAGCAAAAAGTTCTGATAGACGCCTCAAAGACAACATTCGCTTCTGCACAGTTGATCCTGCTACAGAACTTAACCTGTACGAGTTTAACTACATCAACGATCCAGACCGTACCTTCATTGGTGTCATGGCTGACGAAGTTATGGAGCGGTTCCCACAAGCAGTCATCGAGCAAGAAGACGGCTACTACGCGGTTGATTACGCAGAACTTGGCCTTGAAATGGTGGAGGTTAGCCAATGAGTTTCGCAGCAGGATTTCAGGCTGGATCGGGCGCTGTAGAGCGTGGCTTACGGCTACGCGCACAGCGAGAAGAAACAGAAAAAGCGGAAGCGTATCAGGCGGCTGTCGCTGGTTTGTCACAGCAGTACCAAGCCGGGCAGCAGTTGCAGGCTGATTATCAAGCTCAAGAGCAAGCTAACTTAGACGCTGGCATGGCTTTGGCTAGCCCGACAGTTCCTACAGGCGCAGGCGCGCTTTTAAACAACGCTGTACCCAATGCAATGGCTCCCCAAGGTGCGCAGATGTCGCCCGTTGCTCCACAGGCTGGTGGCTTAGGCGGAGCCGGTGCTATGCCTCAAGCAGCTATGATGACACCACCCCCAGCTACAAGTTACCAAGACTACCAGCGTGATATGGCTGCTCTTGCTATGCAGTACGGTGACACTGCTACGGGTATGAGTCTGATGGGCCAAGCGGCTGTCGCTGATCGTAACGAGCAGTTGGACGCAATACGCCGGTCAGAGTTTCAGCAAGACTACTTATTACGATCGAACCAAGATGCACGGGCGCAATCGGAAGAAGCGCGCGCGGCGCTCGAAGCCGATAACGCAGTGAAAGCACTGGAAGGTAAAGGTAAGATTGACGCCCTTATAAACCAAGGCACAACAGATAGAAGCCAGTTTGACGATATATTATCGGAATACGGTAAGTATGGAGTAAACGTCGCATATCTAGGTGAAGCTTTAGAGGCCAGTCGTGGCATTACTAAAGGACAGATTGAAGCGGAAGCGTTAAAGATACAAGGCGACCTCCGAGGAATTACTACCTTTGAGTCATTAGTAGATTACTACAATAAATCAGATAACTTATCGCCCGGATACAAGCTAGAGCTAACTAAAAACGATGAGACTGGGCTTTTTGACCTGATTCATTTTGATGATGAAGGCAACAGAATTGATAGGGACGATGCTTCTTTCAGAACGAAGCAGGAAGCAGATGTACACCTTCGAGAGTTAGCTGTAAATCCGACTACAGCTATGAAGTCTTTGATGGAGCGTGACAATGAAATTAGGGCAGCGAGAGCTACCGCCGAACTAAAAGCTGCTGAGCGTGAGGTAGAAATTTATAAAGCTAACAAGAGTTTCAGCGAAGAGCAGCTTAAAGCATTAAGCGCTGGTATTAACAAGCTTCGGGATGACCAAAATTATGCGTTTCTGCCTGCCGCCGAACGAGCTGTAAGAATTAAAGAAGTTTACGATGGTTTAGGAATCACTCCTCCAAACACTCTTGGAATAAAACCCCCGGGCGATAAGGACCCAGTTAGCCCTGTTCAACAAGCGCTGAAGAAATACGACAAACAGCAAGAAGCAGAGGCTAAGATAGATAGCGAAGTGGAAGCTATGGTTGACCAAGCTACTGGCAGCGGTATCACAGGCTATGTGGGCCGAGCTACTGGTTTAGGGTTTGGTCAAGACCAAGCTAGGTTTGACGTAGCCTACGCAGCTGCAACGCCAGAACAGCGGAAACAAGTTGATGAACGAATTGCTGAGCGGCAAGCGCAGACAGACATTGCTACTAGAGCTTTGGTCCAAAATGTACCACGGGGCATCGGGTTACCGGGACCTTTGGGTCCGTTAGTTGCAGCGGGTGGCTTCTTAAAGGACAACCTTTAGTTTTTGCGGAGACTTAGCTTGTGGCTAACATATTTTCTCTTGATGAACTCCGTACTAGCTTAGTTGATAAAGGCTATGTTCAAGAAGGTGCGCCTGACGAAGAGTTAATCGTCAAATATAGCGAAGCTGTCGGCCGTGATCCGTTTGAAATAGCGGATTATTTTGGCGTCAAGACAGGTGCAGGTAAGTCAGTTTCTGCTGGTTTAAGCTCTGGTGTCGATATGGTGCAGGGGCTAGGCTTAAACGCTGCTGCCGCAGGCGCTGCTGCATTTGGTTTTCGGGGTGCAGAAGAAGGGCTTGCTCTAGCCGCCGAGCGTCAAGGCTACGAAGGTTATCTTGCGGGTAATCCTGAGTTAGAGCGTATTGAAGATCAATCGTTAGCTACAGCTCTTCCTTATTTTGGGTACCAAGTCGGTAAGCAAGGGTCTTTACTCGCAGGGCTGACCGCTACTACGTTAGTAAACCCAGCTGCTGGTGTAGCTGCTGGCGCGTCGATCGGTGTTGGCTCGCTGTACGAATCTGCACGAGAAGCGGATGGCTACGTAAGTGGTGCTGACCTCGTCCAAATAGGTGCCAAAGCTGTACCTTACACGCTCCTAGAAACTCTAACCCCTATGGCTTTCTCGCAGATGATCCGTAGTGGTAGAGGTGGTGTTACCGGCGCGGCTGTTGGCGGCGCACGGGGTTTTGCGGCTGAGTCTTCTACAGAACTAGGCCAGACCGAGCTTGAAATCTCGATGAACCCCAACCTTACTGAGGAGCAGAAAAGTTCTATGCGCCTCAATGCAGCAGTTGCTGGCGGAATAACTGGTGGTGCGTTAGGTACAGTGGGCGGTGCTTTCGGTAGAGAAGCACCCGATGATTCAGACGGCGTTGACCTGACTTCTAGCAGCACTCCGGTCGACACGAACAACATGGAGCAGACCCAGTTAGATCTGGAACCGTCCTTCCAGTACGAGGATGGTAGAGATGAGATCGGTGCACCAGACCCGTTTGTTGACGCAAATCGCGTAGCTCTTGGCGAAGAAGCGCCTGTTCAAGACGTACCGGAGTTTGATGACGAAGGTAACTACCAGTTCAACGTGATATACAACAACGAAGAAGCGCGCTTGCGGGCGGTTTCTAACACGCGGGACAGGCTGACTGAACTACAAACTGCACAGGCAACGCGTAACAAAACAGGCAACCGCGTAGCTAACGTAGCTTTTAACAACTTAGAGCAGATAAAACAAGGCATTGCTCAAGTAGACGCACGTATTGCTGAAGTCGAGGCGGACCCTAATTTAGTATCAAACAACCCTATCAAGCCAGAGTATCGCAAAGAGTACCGGGCGCTGAACAACCAAAAGAGAGCTTTGCAGACGCGGCTAGACCAGCAGACTAATCGAGCAGGACCTATTGCAGCAAGGGCAGAGTTTATCGCTCTTCAAAATGCGCTCGTAAGTTTACAGGATGGAGTAGACGTTGCTGATATGCCTGCTGACCAGCAAGCAGCGTTGAGCAATACAATCCCCGAAGAAGTCCAGTTCATACGTCAGCGCGACAAAATGCAGCAAGAGATGGACCTTACCACTCCTGACATTGAAGTTGCTGACAACCAGATTGACGAGGTACAGGAAGAAGCCGTTGCAGATACTACCGTTGGAGAAGAGGTTGTTGCAGACGCTCCTGTCGAACAGTCGATAGAAGTATCAGAAGAAGTAGACACTGTAGAAGACGTTGACACTACACCCACTACGGTTGATGCGCCGATGCCCGTCGCTGCTGAAGGTGTTAGCCAAGAAACTTTAGAAGAAGACTTCGCTGCGGAATCTGCTGTTAACGAGACCAACGCTGAGAACGACCGCTTGCAGGCCGAAGTGGGCACAGAGGGCCGTGCACCTACTGGCAGAGTTAGCCTAGACAAAAACATCTTCGCTGGCGTCATGCGTATGGTGAAGTCTAAAGAGCTTAACCCTAAACCAATCATTTACAAGCTTACTAAAGACGGTAAGCAGACGACTGAGCCAGATCAAGCAGCTACCGCTAAAAACACTGAAAAGATGCGGCGCATCTACAAAGCTTTGATGAATGTTGCAGCCACCAAAAAGAAGATGGACGACAAAGATTCAAACGTCTTCTATGGCCGCAAGAGCGAAAACGAAGGGCGCAAGTTAAAGACAGCCCAAAATAACGCACGGCAGGCTAAAAAGTATCAGGAAACTTTACGTGGGCAGGTGAAAGAACTTATCGACGCTGCCGAAGGCGAAGGTAACGTGCAGGCACTGGTGTCCATGATCAAGAAGTACCGTGACCAGTTCAGTACTGCTACATCCCTAAGTGAAAAAGCATCTGCGCAATACAATGTCCAGTTTGGAAAAACTGGTCCTTCAGCAAAGCCGTTCCAATCTATGTTGGAAGTACTAAACACTGTAGACACAGAGCTTTCTTCTGCGTTTGCTAGCTATAGAGACGGCGATCTGACCACAGAATACGACAGGATAAACCCTCGCCCGATACGTGACGGCAGAAAGTCTAAAGATGCTAAAACAAGGCTAGAGCGCTTAGCGGAACAAGGGGGCGTAAACGCTGTTCTGAAAGAGCTTTCAAAGCGTATCGGTACGCGCTCTTCCTACGTAATCATGCTTAGCTCCGCAATTAGGTATGGCATCGAGAACATGCAACAGGCGGGGTTTGAGCCTACGCTTGAATTTATCACTGAGGGTAACCCTTACTACGACCGTGGCCTAAATACTATATTTATCCGCAAAGAAGCTTCAGAAGAAGAGATCCTGCACGAGACACTACACGCTGCTACCGCGTGGTTCGTGCAATCAAACCCTAACAATGAAGCTGTGCAGGAGCTTAGAGACGCGCTTGACGTTGTACTAAACACTGCTACCCCAGAGTATGTACAAGCCCTAAAAGTCTCGCCTGCTAGCAAAGAACGCATCAACAACGTCATGCAGATCTTGCGTGACTTAAAAAACAGTGCCTCGCCCGACGACGCAGTACTGGAGTTAATTTCTTACGGTACCACTCTGCGTGACTTCAAAGACATGCTTAAAGGAATACCGATGGCGGACTCGCCCACTCTTACCGGGTGGAGAGCCGTTGTTGATAAAGTATGGAACAAGCTTGTAGGTCTTGTAGCTCAGGTGTTAGGTGTAGAGGGTTCTGTTGCAAACAACGTCCTCGGTAACACATACCGGCTGATTGAGCTTAGTATTGAAGACGGCGGACCCGTTAAGTCTAATTTTGTTGCTGGACAACTAAATGCAAGGGTATCGCAGAGCGAGCCTAACTCTGACATGGCAGGTAACAACCCTGACATGAACGAGGAGCAGCAAGCCAAGCGTAAAGCTTATGTGGGCAGAAATGTCACGCGCATGGTTATGGAGAACCTTGGTGTGCCAAATGGCATTCAGGTTATGTCCAACTATGTCGATAAGTTCAACGACCTAATCCGGGAAAAGTTCCCTGCGCTCGAAAGCACAGCGAGTAAGTTCAACTCGCGGTATGGGGTGACGCCAGCACTAAGCGCCTTGATGGATATGTGGAAGCGTACGCGTAACACTCCACTCACTCTAGTTAACAGGTTAATTCTTAAAGGCTTTGAGAATCAGTCGGTTGACCGACGCCGTGCCATCCTAGAGTACCTTGACAACACGAACTTGGACTTGATCGAGCAGTACGACGACTCAGCTTCTTTAAAAATGCTAGCCAACGAGATGATAAGGCACTACGACACGTTCGTTGCACGGCTGCCAGAGCAAGAGCGTCAGCTGTTTGAAGGTAAGAAGTTTACTGATACCTTGTTGTACGTATCAAACAGCCAAGACGTTTCTAACCACAGTCTTGGGCAGCGGAGTGTTGCTGACCTAGCTAAGTCTGCGTTGATGCGTATTGATGAAGCGGACATTGACACTAACTTAGACTTGTTCGACCTCGATCAAGACGGGCTGCCGATACTTGAAGGCCCAATGTACATGATCACAGTTACTGACAGCTTGAGCGGCAACGAGTACAAACTTATTGCTAGCAAGAAAAAAGTCGATGCTTTAGGTAGAGACAACTTGCCCATTGGTGACGGGTATGTGGTCCATGACTCTACTCCCCTTGAGTTTGTAAGATTCTCAGCAGGGTCATACAGCTTCCGAGAGATCAATGACTACCGCCAGAACCTCGATGACAAAGCCACAGAGCGCATTACGATCGGCATGCTTAATACAATGGCTGCCTTGTCTAACTACAATGCGTCGCGTGATTTCATTCAGGGACTCCTTAACTACGACGGCGAGCCTGTCGTGTATGACAACGCCGAGCAAGCACGGGCAGGGTCGGGCAACCAAAACTTGCAGGTAACTGAGGCCAAAGATTTAAAGAGCGCTGATATTTTTGAGCGTACTCGGTCTAGCCAGCACTGGATTCGCGTATCTGACAATGAAGGTATCTGGGGACCACTAGCGGGCAAAGTGATTCATGCACCTGTGTGGCATGCGATGAACGATATGTCTTCGAGAAAGCCGTTGTTCAACGCGCGTTGGGTCAACGACACCATGACGTTCTTCAAGAAAACGAAGACAGTCCAGAACCCCGGCACACACATTACTAACATCGCATCTAACGTCACTCTTGCCATGATGCACGGGATACCGCCCAGAACTATCGCCAAAGCCGCCAAGCTTTTGTGGGAGTTTGAAGTGCACCCAAAACGTTTTAAAAACCCTAACCGCGCAGCTGAGCTACAAATCATTCAGGACTTTTACAGTTCTGGCGCATTGCTAGGTACTTTCTCTGCCGTCGAGATTAAGAACGTAATCCATAAGGCACACTTAGACACGCTGGCAGAAAGCGAGATCGGCACTGTTGATAGTATGGTGAAGCACTTTGCAGCGTCTGAGATGGCTAAGATAACTTTGGCTAAACGCGTGAAAGGCTTTGCAAGAAACCTTGATGAGTTCACCACTCAGCTGTATGCAGCCGAGGACAACGCTTTCCGTCTCGCCGCGTATATGAACAAACTTGAAGAGCTAGGTGGAGAGAATACTCCAGAGAACCAAGCTGCTGCTGGTCAAGCCGCACTTAAGATGTTCTTGGACTATGACATTGATGCTCCTATGGCCAAGATGCTGCGTCAATCAGTTATGCCGTTCGTCTCATGGACTTATGCTGCTGTACCACTGATCGCCCGCATCGCTGCACAGAAGCCATGGCAGCTAGCTAACGTCTTTATCGCGTACCAGATGCTCGATATGGTGGCGGCTGGCCTTGCAGGGGATGATGAGGAAGCACGTAAGTTTGGACCAGAGCGCCTAGACGAGCGCACCTTTGGCCTTCGCACACACATCCGTATCCCTTTCATGGGAGACGACAACAACCCTGTCTACTACAGACTAGGTGATTACATACCTCTGGTGTCTACGTTCAGTACCACACCCACAGGTTTCTTAGGTTTTGAAAACTGGCCACAAGGCTTCAAACCCGGTGGTCCACTAATTGACGGCCTTATCATGATGACGATGGGTTTAGACACGTACACAGGCAAGCCGTTATACGAAACCACTGAGTCAGACTTGGCCAAGTTTGGCGAGATATTTGAAGGCATGACTGACATGTTCTTGCCACCATGGTTGCAGTCAATTAAGCGCGATAGGTACAAAGCCGCTTTTGATGGTGACAGAGATATAGTTGGCCAGACACAGAGTCTTTCTTCCGCAATAGCCATGAACTTTATGGGTCTCAAGATGGTAGATTACAACGTAGCTGAAGAGGCAACGTACCGTCAGATCCGTGAAAGTAGCGTGGGCCGAGAGTACAAGGCTGTAATACGCAAGCTACAGCGCGAAGAGATGCGTAGCGGCACACCTGATTACCAAGCTTTGTATGACGACATACGACGCCTAGAGCTTGAGCTAGTCGAAGAAGTTAAAAAGATCTACAAGATTGAGGATCAATGATGGCGACCCCAAGAAAAGGTAAGGCCAAGGTAAAGGTCACTGCATCAGGCAAGAAGGTATCCTACGGTCAAGCAGGTAAAGCCAAAGGCGGTGGCCCACGCGTAAAGCCGGGTACTAGCAAGGGTGACTCTTACTGTGCACGTTCGCTGGGTATCAAGAAGCGTCTGCCCAAGAAGAAGGCTAACGATCCCAACACGCCTAACAACCTATCAAGAAAGCGCTGGAAGTGTTCTGGTGCCAAGTCGAGGAAGTAGCGATGAAAAAGCCAGCAGCAAAAAAGCGTCTGACTCAGGCACAGATTGAGGCGCGCCTCGTCGCCGACGCAAAGCGAGCTAAAAGCTCTACACCTAGCCCTGCTATGCAGAAAAAGATGGCGGAGCAGATGCGTAACGCTAAGATGGATGCACAGATGAAAGCCGCTGCTAAGCGCTATGGTGTCCCCACAAGGAAAAAAGCCAATGCCAAAAGCAAAGCCAAAAAGTAAGAAAGCCAACGACGCCTGCGCTAAGAAGGTTAAGTCTCGTTACAAGGTTTGGCCTTCAGCGTACGCCTCTGGTGCAGTCGCCAAATGCCGTAAGGTAGGCGCTAAGAACTGGGGTAACAAAAGTGGCCGTAAGAAAAAGTAAGAAGGGCGCTGCCCTTAAGAAGTGGTTCAAGGAAGATTGGACTGACGTTAAGACAGGCAAGCCTTGTGGCCGTAAGTCAGCCAAAGGCGAGAGTAAACGTCCTTACCCATCTTGCAGACCCAAAGCTGTTGTAGCTAAGATGACCAAGGGAGAAAAGGCATCGTCTGCACGACGTAAGACCGGCCCTGCCAAAATTAAACACGCCGTTACAGCGTCTGGTAGACGCAGAAGGAGCAAGTGATGACCCCATGTAAAGGATGTCCCCACCCTGCAAAGTGTAAGAAGGCCGGTAAGTGCATGAAGCGAAGCATGCCTAAGCGTGGCCAGCGAGCAGCTACTAACCGCAAGAAAAAGAAGTATTAAGTTACTTCATCCTCGCATTTCTGGTGCGAGCAAATGATCGGTTCGCTGACTTTGGCTTGACGTTCAAGTTACTGCGCTTGTTGCTACCACCTTTAGCCAACGGCTTCTTGTGGTTAACGTCTTTGCCATCGCCCTTGCGAACCTTGCCTTCTTTCTCCATGGTACGGCGCGCTGAGTTACGTGCAGCGCGTTTTTCTTTCTGCTCATCCTTGGAGTGATACTTCTTGTACTCTTTCTTGTAGTTTCTAGCCATTAGAGTCTTCCTGTATACCCTGCAACATAACTACTGTGAGGTCACTCTGCTTCTTATGCTTTGTGCCTGACACCGCGTTTATGAACCGTGGATGGTTCAAGTTAACAATTATACAGTACGCTTGTCCGGGGTTACTAACACCACTGCAATTCTTATAGAGCGTCACACGCTGACTAGGCTTAGCCAAGGCACCAAGCTCTTTGAGTTCTCGCAGTACCCGATCTTCTGCGTCGTTGGTATCCTTTAGGTATTTCTTGAACGACGACCTATTTATTGCCAGCGTGCTCCCCGGCATTATGGGATTGTTGCTGTCGTACACGAACTCTGCACGCATACAAGCCTTGACCGGTACGGGGTGCTGAACTTGTGGTTTACCGTCTTTACCATACTGCCTAGTAACTGAGATAATCTGATCGTTGTGTTGCTGCATGAACTGACCCACAACATCTAGTGCGTCGACCTTAGATTTTTCCGTGTCTTCTCTAAGATCTTCTACGCAGTCCAGCATACATTTAATAGTGTCTTTTACATCAAATGGGAACAGGCCAAGCGCCGCACCGATTTTACCCATGGTCCACGCTGAAATGATCATTGCTTCGTAGAAGCGCTCTTGTGGCAAGAACTTAAAACCAAACGTCTTTGTAAAGTCCTTGCGACCCGACACTGCCAGCTTTTCTGCACCACCTAAGTCGCATACTGCGGTCGCAAGTTCAGGAAAAGCCCAACCATAATTTTCGAAAAGTTTGTCGCCAAACAACCTAGCCAGCGATGTACCGTCCTCGTTCTCTAGCGATACGAACACCCTGTCGTCTTGCTTTACTTCAAAGGTTCTTACACGAAGTGGCTCTGACTCTTGTTGCACGTCCGAAAACTTATCCATCAAAGACGTGTTAGTTGTCATGAATGTCGGACCATCCCATGTCGCGGGTTTGCGCATACGGCGATCTGAAGTCAGCGTAGACTTTTCTTTGCCCTCACTAAATGAGTAAGCCATGCTGGCCACTGCATACTCGTCGGCCATAGTTAATTCGTCGATAGTCAGAGGCAGGTTGTTCAGCGTCCCACGCATCGAGTACAAAAAATTAGATGTATCGTTACGCCCCTGTATCAATTCTTTCGGGTGCCCATATAGACTGTTCACTGCAAACAAAGCTAGCGTCTTACCCGTTGTAGTGAGCGTAGAGTAGATAGACACGATACTAGATCCATTACCAACATCTTTCGCTATTACGCCAGACGTAGCGATAAGTATGCACATACGTATGACTTCAGTGCCCGATTGATTGAGCATCGTCATCGCGTCGACAAATCCTTCCCGCGTACCTTCTTGCCGTACACGATCTAGGAAGTCGCGTGCATTACCTGTAATCCTGCGATCTGTCGTGTTGTGCGGCGCGTTGATGATAGTATCGCCACAGATGAACGACCCGTCTTTTTGCCAGCCGAATGTTGAATAGTCGTAGCCAGTAGCTACTCGCTGTTGAACCATTTCCAAATAGTCCATAAGGTACCCTCGTAACTTTTCTTGCTGTGGTGCGGTTTTAAAACCAAACACCTGCGTGTTAAGTAAGAAAGCGGAAAACTCTTTACCAAGACTAGACAGCACCTCGACCGGAAAGTCGTGCTCTTCCCATCCACGTATCGGGTACTTGATAGCTACCTTTATGGATGTCTCTAGCTCGATGGGGTCAAAGAAGATGCTCTTGATATACATCTGGTAGGTACTGACACGCTCCCACTCAGTTGCAATCCCGTGCTCTGTCTCTACCTTCTTCTCCCTGAGAATGCAGTCATCTTTTACTGCGTATCCCTCTGGCAGTTGGAAGGTCTTTGTCATGGTCTCTTGCGTTACTTCATCGACAACTTCCTCAACTATTTCTGATGATATGCCACTGAGCTGAGCAGGTGATGTCATGCCCCCGCGGTATGGGCACTCATTACATCCTTTGGGGCATAGCTGTTCTAGCGTCGCGCACGTGGTAGGACCAGTGCCCTTCCAACCTGATAGCTTTTCCATGTTCGCGTCGAAGTCAAACTCGGGGTGCCCTCCTGCTAGCAAGACGACTGACACCTCTGGGTCTGGAGTAAACTTCGCAATGCCCAACGACGCCCGCCACATAGGCTCGTCTACAGGATTACCCGCGGCATCTAGCACACCACCACTCTCTAACAAGGCGTTTACTTGAGCGCACTTCTCTGCGATAGAGTCGATGTCTAGGTTATTGCTTTCATCTAGCACAGCATCGAGCATCGCACTACGAGGCTTTTTCTTATCAGCCTTTGGCTTACCCATATAGTTCTTGAGCAACCCTGCTAGCACTGCGATGTCTGAGTCTCCATCGCCTTCTAAGATTACCTCTACAGGTTTCCACTCTGCCTTCTTGTGAAAACTACCTACGGGGCGGAGCACCATAGACGGATCTTTTATCTTACTCGCGTCTATTTCCAAACCCTTGTCGAATAGCGCGTCACTTAGCGCACTAGACACCGACACCCACACGTCTTTTTCTATAGTAGAGGACAGTGGCCAATAGACGTGCGCACCGTTACCGGAAGAAACAATCATAGGCTTCGGCAAGCCCAGTTCTTTAACAACCTCGACCAACTTTATTAGACCTTCTTCTTTGGTCTTATAGGGCTTGTCTTGCCCACAATCTAAGTCGAAACAAAGTGTTTTAAATACAGTAGCTAAGTTCTGTGTCCTGCGAATTTTTGAGCGCCCGTCTGCGCCCAGTTCTACGTTATCTGCAAATGCCCCAATACTGTAATAGATCGTAACGTCTTGCTGTTGATCCCAGCGGAGTATGTCCGCTTCGGCCCTGTCTAACTCGTCGGATGAATATATCTCACGGTTCCAGAACTTGTTTTTTAAGTGGTTGTACTGCGTTACTACGATCTTATCTTTTTGTGGGCATACCTTAGTTAAAAATTCTTTTGTATTCACCAACGATCCCCTTAGTCGAAATGAGGCCCGTAGGCCTCACTCTTTACTACTCATCAAATAAGCTATCCAACTTGCTTGCTAACTCGTCAGACGCTTTTACCGGCGTAACCGTCGGCTTTTCTTTAGTATTTTTAGCAACGACCGGCGCTTCCTCCTCGTAAGCATCTGCCTCATCATCGGCCGCGGTAGGTTTTGGCGGCTCAATCTTCGCTGCTGTCTGCGCTGGTGGCAAACCCGCAGTGGCGGACAGTGGTTTTTGTCTCGTTGCTACCTTGGTGTAGTCGGACTCAAGCCAGTTTTCAACGACTTCTATTGCTTTTTCGGGGACATAGCCTTTGTGGTTAAATACCAACTTAGGATAACTCGCGTTTTCATCGAAGCCAAGCTCTGTGATGGCCTCTTCGGGATTAATGTTGTAATTAGCGAGTTCAGTGAAGTACTCCCGAAGCCCGCGCATCCCACTAACAGGAACAGTCAGTGAATAAACCTTGTGGGGATCTGCCGCAGGTACTACTGCTAAATGCCGTTGATCAGAACACATCTTCGACTGAGCACCTGACGGAGTAATCTTAGACCCCAACACGTTGTGTGCGCAGTTAGCACAGCTGTCGGAGACGGGGCTTTCTACCATGTCATCAGGACTTATGCCGTTATTAGAAAAACAAGCCGGTCGGTTGTTGTCGTTACCACCATCATAGTTCGATGCGTAAAAGACCTTACTAACTTTGGGGTTAACACCTACGATTACCACATCTAGTGCGGTACCGATCGTAGTCTCCACACCAGCTTCGACTAGGCGGAACCGCCCTGCTCTCATGCTTATGCGGGGTATGCTTGGCCCGCTTTCGGAAACAATGGCAGACGCCAATATAGACTTTTTGCCAGACTTTTGACGCTCTGCAATTCTAGCAGCGATGTGCGCCGGTACGTTTGCTGTGTTACTCATATTTATTGCCTCAGTTTGCTCTACGGAAATTAAACACATTTATTGCGCTGTAGTTGACGCCGGGTGGTGGTTCCCCTGCCGCCTCGATATAGCTTTTTACTGCGGTTTTAGATGCACGTGCTTCAAGCAAGTCCCACGCATCCTCATCCTTACAAAAGCTAAAAAAGTCTTCACGCGACGCGACTGTCGCTGAGTGGTGCGTTGACCAGTAAGCGGTGCCGCAAGACGTTTTGACCGACGACAGACCGTCTTCTTGTGCCTTCGCAGTAAACCAGTTTTCAAGTACGACTAACTTTTCACGTACTTTAGCCTTACGCTCTTTGAACTCCCTGTCGAGAGCTTCCATATCTTTTTTGACCTTTAAATATTTCTCGGCCGCTTGTTCGTAGTTCATACAATCTCCTTAGTAGTTTAGTCATCATGATTCATCATGATTTACGCCACGCACCAAGTCTAAAAACTCAGCCAGCGTGCTTTGCTTCTTGCGCAACCGACGATAAAGTTCCGCCTCGAAGTTAGTAGCATAGATATGCCAGACAGTTGTTTTACCTTCCGTACTCAGTCTGCGTATCCGTGCATTAGCTTGTTCGTACTGCTCCAGCGAATATATAGGGGCGTACCAAACAATGTCTTTTGAAGCCGTAAGCGTCAAACCATGTGCCGCAACCTTCGGGTGTGCTAGCAATATTTTAGGCTCATCGGTGTGCTGAAAGTTATGGAATATCTCATCGCGGTCTTTTTTACTCACATCGCCATTTACTAGCTCGACAGTAAATTTATCCGCACGAAGTTTGTCCAGTAAAAACCTCTGCACACCTTTGAGTGGCACAAATATTATGGCTTTGTCGCCGATCTCATTTAGCAAGTTAGTTAAAGTATTATACCGCTCAGTACAATCTAAGGCAATCGACGAATCTTCGGTGTACACAACGCCGCACGCAATCTGCAATAGCTTTGAAAGCATGACAGCTGTGTTCGCTGCTGTGACTTGACCGTCTTTAAATGTCGTAACTGCTCGGTCCTGCATATCCTTAAATGCTTTCTGTTGCTGCTTAGACAGGTCTGTTTTTCTCCCCACAAAGTTTGTAGCTGGTAGATCCTTACATTCATCCAGCGAGAACCGTATAGAGGGCTGCAAAACTTTTTTACATATCTCCAGCGAGTTTTCTCTGGGTATCCACTTAAACTGCGTTACCTTTTTCATCACCACATCTTTGAACGCGGTGAAACTACGTTGCACGCTTGGTGACTCCACGAGGCGCGCCAGTGTCCATGCGTCAGCTGGGGTCTGTGATATCGGTGTACCTGTCAACATCCACAACCACGGGTGGTGTGTGTTTACCCATTTAAAAAATAATTTAAACCTCTGTGATGACGGTGACTTAAGTGCCGTCGCTTCATCGTATATAACCAAGTCCACATCAGTCATGTAGTCACGCATGTTGGTGAACCCATCATGATTGATGATTACGTACTGCACACCGGTCTGCTGTAGCAACTCTATCCGTTTCTTCTTTGTGCCAGTGCAGATCACAAACTGCCGGTGTGGCATGTGGTGCCGAATCTCTGCACCCCACACAACTTTTAGCGTACTTAGTGGCGCTACGATAACAATTTTCTTTATCACACCTTCTGTAAGAAGGAAGTCAGCCGCCCACAGCGAGCTAATGGACTTCCCAGTACCCGGAGCATTCAGGCATAGCGCACGCTTATGAGCCGTGAGAAACGAAGAAGTATCGATCTGGTGGTCCATGGGCTTGAACCGCGCAGGCCAACTGTAGTACTGCTTTATAGGGTCTGGAACGCTAAACCCCATATTGCGCAGTACCATCGCCTCGATCGGCCCAAACGGTACAGCCACCATAGACTTACCGTTGTGCGTTAGCTCTTTAGCGTGCGGTATAAACTGCCTTACTGACTCGTTGTGGGAGCTATCAATGATGAGCATTTTTTTGTCGGGTACAACTAGCACAGACTCGCCCACCCCCTAAACTCGTCTTGCCATTCTCTAATGGAGCTTTCACGCACGATCCAACACCTACCCCCCGACTGTATGATGTGTTCTATTTCACGCAATTGGTTGTTTGTTGGGGAGTTACTCCCGAACTTAGTTTCTATCGCAAAGAAACTGCTTTTGTAGTTGCCGACAAAGTCTGGAATCCCCGACCTACCATAGCCGTTGGCAGAGGGCATGTAGTACCACATCTCATTTTTTGGGAAACTGTTCAGCAACTTTTTTACTTCTTTCTTTACGTCGCCTTCGTTTTTCATCTTCTTCCTCCTCGTGCGTCAGGGCACATACTTCTAGCAGGACACCACGGGCACAAACCAGATGGCTTCGTATCAAATACACCCAGATCTATTGTTTCTTGGACCTTGTCAAACCTTGGTTTGAGGCCCTCCCACAACGCCGACAAATACCTACGTTGATATGTAGCGTTAGTAATCTCGTCAAACTTCAACCAAATAAACGAGGTTTTAACTGTTTCAACTTCTGGGAAATGCCAGAACACCATTGCTGCGAAGAGTTGTAGCTGTGTCGGATTTTCTCTAACTTTCCCGGTTTTATAGTCAAGGCAGTAAGCCACACTATCGTCCACAACAAGTACGTCAGCAATAGAGCGAATAAAAACGCCACTGTCAAACCAATCAACTGGGTTATTGTCTTTATCCACTGCCATATTGAATTCATAGTATTTATCTCCTGATTTGTTTTTTATAGAGTCAACAACAGAACCCCACCTTTTAAGGGTTTGTTTACCTTCTAGCCCCAAAGAATCTAGGTCTAACTCATCCTTACCGTAGTTCTCAAGGACTTCATGGACACGGTTCCCATACTCGCTAGCTTCACTACCTGCATCACGCGCTAGCTTAGTAACATATAAGTAATCAAATTTAGCTGGGCACTGCTCGAACGTACTTAATCGGCTGTATGACATCGCCATTGGTTTGGACATAAAACCCCCATTTATTTGGCATCTCCATACGACCTCCCTACTTCATACTCGCAAGCGACAGGAATGTGACCCCTGCACCACTTGGGAGTTAGTGTGAAGCATTCTTCTACGTACCGCTTTGCTTCATCTAGTTGTTCATTTGGTACGACCATCACTGCTTCATCGTGCACTGATAAGCGTACGGGATAGCGTTCGTTAACCCGCGCTGTCTGCCACATCACAATGCGCATCGCTGCGTGCTGACATAGGTTTTCTACCACCTTGGGTCCGTAGATGCGCACATCCATCCTGCCCTTTTGGTAAACCCATTCGCCTTCCTCTAACCGCAAGTCGTGATAAACGACACCCGGTTCTCCCGGCCTGCCGAAACCGTCTTTCTGTGTAATGAACCAGCCGTTATGATCTACGTTAATAAGTGAACAGCCGTTAGCTATGTCTGGTAACACTACGTCCTGACAATAGTGCCACAGATTGACGACTTTGTAATACACACTGCGATAAAGATTTACTACCTCTTGAGCACGATCAAAAGTAATCGGGTCTACCCCATCTATATAATCTGACGCTTGCCTAACCATCTCACAAAACCGCTGGGCTCCAGCACCGTACTGCAAGCCCAGCATGGCGGTCTTACCAAGAAATCGTTCCGCTTTATCAGCTTTAGTTATCTCTCTGCCAAACAGCTGGGACGCGAAGTCGCAGTACATGTCGACGCCTGCTTCAAGTTTCTCTATCGCGTCATACTGCCCTGCCAATGCCATGACGGTGCGTAGCTCGATGTTTGATGAGTCACACACAAGGACGGAATGACCTTCCGGTGCGCACAGCGCACGGCGTAGCCCAGCAGACACACCCCGAGCAGGTAGGTTCTGCCAATTTACCTTGTTGCCACCAGAGTATCGCCCAGTCGTCTTGGCCCCCCAGAAACTGAGGTATACCGGCAACGGCCCGCGCTTGGCCATGTTCAAAAATCGCAGTGCGCGAGTCTCCGCGATGGTGGTCTTAGCACCGATCCTAGCGGCCACTAGTGCCTGCACATCGGGGTTTTCGTGCTCTTGCAGTGCTGTGAATGCTCTGTCTGTACGGGCGAATGCGAAGGTCTCCTTGCCTGTCCGCGGGCTTATCTTTGTGGGTGGTGTGACGCCCAACGCTTTCAACCGCTCCGCAAACTTGTTAGCCGACATCAGCTCTGATCTATCGAGATTGGCCAGTGCCAGCAGCCCTTCTTTCCGTGCAACTTCTGTGTCGTATAGGTCTTGCATCATGTCGGTATCACCGACCAGCTGTGGCTCTGTGAACATGCGGATGGTCATGTCTATAAGACGAGCTTCGAGCGGCGGTGTGAACTTATCAAAGTGTTCCCCCATCTGTTTACACAGCCGTGTGTCCTGTATGCAGTACTCCGCGTACTCTTCGATATCTTGAGGGGTCATGTCTTCGAGGCGCTTGCCCATCATATTTGTAACTGCGGTGCCCTTCTCCCCAATGCCCAAATGCCTAGCTGTATTGGCTAGACTGTGCGAGCGCAGGAACGGGAAAACCATACGTGACTGCGACAGCGTATCCATCCACAGTTTGGGCTTTACCCCGTACCTCTGCGAAAGAATAAACCCATCGAACAGCGTGTTATGGCACCGTATGGCTACCTGTGACCAGTCTCTGTAATCATGCAGTGCCCGACGTAGTTCGTCTTCGGAGCCAGCTAATACGGTCTCTTTGCCCTCCCCATCGATCAGGCAGACCATAATCGTTTGAAACTTATCGTCGAGGATATATTCATCCGTCTGTATTTTACTGAGCGAGAAGTCTCTGTCGTAGTAAGTCTCGAAATCGCAAGTGATAATCTCCATGCTCATTCCCCGTAATTGTCGGAAGTATTGTCAGTGTGGCTGTGGTAGACGAGCGCTGTAGCCTTGCAGACTGAGCAACTAAAATTAGTCTCGATCATCTCTATACCTTCAAAGTCGTCTTGTACAACTTCATCGCCGCCCCATATCATCTGAAACCCGCATACGTAACAGTTAAAATCCATGTAAACCTCAAGCTATTGTTTGGTAAGTAAAAAAGTGGTGTAATTGTTAGTGAACTTATAGTGGTAAGTTCAACATGTACGATCTTCCTTGCGGTAGTGCTTCGCCCATCCTAGTGATGGGCGTTTTTTATTCCTCTTCCTCTTCCTCCTCGTCTAGCCAGTGGTTCTTGTACACCCCTTCACCCTCGATGTAATCGGAGTAGTCGTTGTAGGGGTCATCCGTTATTGAGCATGGTTCTTTGCCCATATCAAGCTTCCTCAGTAGTTTAGTGGGTTGGTAGTTAACGGCCCCTCGGCCGTTCCTATATCGTACTCGCGCATTACTCTTGCCCTCGCTAGCACTGCGATACACTGTGTCAGTTCTACTGGGTCTATTGCAACTGTAAAGTGTTGTTCACCCGTCTCACTAACTTTTATGTAGTGTAGCTGTAAGTAGGAAAGCAGAGTCGATATAACATCGGCTTCGGTCTTAATTTGCTCGCTCATACTTTACACCCTCTGTTTCTAAGGATTGATGCTAAGTCAGCCACGAGTATTGGAGTCTCCGCTATCTTTTCGTGGTTTGGATTTGCGCGCATTTGTTGCCGTAGCATAGTCGCACAAGCAAACGCGATTAATTCATCGACGCGGCTGTTGGGCATCTCGTCGTACTCAGCGCCGCAATGCAGGCATTTCGTGACTGACACGTGGTTGAAATAATTATCTGTCTCGCACTCGCAGTCCCAATACATGTCGTTTGTGTGTATTGCAGTCATAGTGTGTTCTCCTTAATCCCGTGGGAATTAGCAAAGTTAATAAGTTCTTTTATCTTGCGCCGTGCTTCTTGCACCTCGCCCCACTCGAATGTGCTATTGGTGTTGGTATCCAGAATAACGTCGTTGTTGGCTTGTGAAAAACAAGTACCGGACAGCGCATCGAACATACGCAGTAACGTCGCCGACTCATCCGGCTTTATAGGCTTTTGCCATATGGCGAATCCGTCAGCCTCGGCCATTTTGTAGTACCTCTTCAAAGTATTAGGCGACACCTTAAAAATTAGCCCCAAGCTTTCCCAGCTTGTACGTCGCGTACGTAGCTGAAACACTTCGACCATTTCCTCTTTTGTTAGCTTCATAGCTAAAACCGCGGGCTATATAAAACTGTCGCAACCACTTGCCCACGGTGCACGATGTCATAGTGCTGACCCACTTTCTCCGCACCTCTGGCTTTCATCTCTTGTATGACAACCACGAGAGATCGGCCTATCGTCGAAACGTAGACCGTGCTTTCTTCCTCGTCGACTGTCATCCAGTCAGGATCAACGTCAAGGCTGACCCCCAGCTCTTCAAACCCACGGACAAGTTTGCTTTCTATTCGCGTCAGTCTGTGGGCGGGGCTGTTGTAATTGTTAGATTTCGACATTGGCTACTACTCCAAATTTTGGTTGATTAGATCGCTGGCTACCGCCAGTGTTGGCCCAGATGACTGGACAGTGTGGTTCCTTACACTCGTCAGTATTACCCTCAAGGTCTGTGAAGTACACAAGGCCCACGGCCTCGGGCATCTCGTCTTCGAGGTAGTCGAACACTGGCTTGAACCGTGTGCCGCCACCGCCACGACATGATAGTTCTACGTCGTCACCTTGCTGGAAATCCTGTATGCGCTGTATCTGTGTGTCGCAATACACGACACGTATGAACGCTGGATTAAGATCATTGACTAACTGCTGTATCTCGTTAGCAATCTGCTCAAGCTCGCGCTGGGTCATGGACGCGGATGAGTCGACACCAAACAACACCGGACCCAGACCTTCACTGTACAGACTAGGCAGGTACGTACCTTGCGCAATGAACCGACGAGACGGCCGACGGTAGGTGTAGTCGTCGTTAGATGCAGAGGTCATCATCGCCCGCGTCTCGTTACGCCAGTCGACGCGCGACTTGCCGGTACCCTTGAGTATGTTGTCAATAAGCGCGCTACCTTGCCCGCAAGCCTTGGCCATCTCTGCTGATGCTTGGATGGTTGCTTCGAGGTCAGTCATGGTCGCGTCACTGGGTGCATCCATCAGGTCACCAGTACCGTCAAAGCCCCCCGCTTGTGCGTCACTGTCCCCGTCTTCGCCACCTCCACCTCCACTGCCAGACTGTTGTTGATCCTCATCTTGGTCTTTCTGCATACGCTTGTAGACATACTCAGAATCCATGCTGTCGCGTACCCACCCAACAAACACACCGCCCTCTGGTAGTTGGTATTGCTTAGAGCGTATGTACGCATTGATGATGGCATCGTTAGCGAAGTTCCATAGTTTGGGGTCACGCTCGCCACGCCGCCACATGTGCATGAGAATTACGTGTAACGACTCGTGTAGCGCAAGCCCGAACAATTCCTCATCACTACACTTATCCATGAAGTCAGGGTTGTAGATGACGCGAGTTCCATCGGTCGCCGCAGTCGGTACCTCATCAGATATCTCGCGTTTAATACGAGTCATAACGGCCGCGATGAACGGCTCGCGCAGACTCAGCTTAGAGTAGGCTATTCCCAGCCTGTTTTCGTGTATGTAAGACATAATAAATCTCCAGTAATTAAGTTATTCCCGTGGGAATTAGTCTTGCTCAAGTTCATACAGCACATGTATATGTTGCCTTGCTTTATCGACTGAGTCGAATGGAATCAGTGCGCCGAAGTCACCAAGGTCAACGTACGCAATACCCTCTGTCGACTCGACTATTCTAGCAAAGAACCTGATGTTGTTTGGCAATGTCTCTATATTCCTGCCAGTACGAGGGTCGTATAACTGAACAGCCACAACAAATACATTATTGGTCTGTTCAGCTAATACGTATTTCGCATTCCTATGCTTAAACCCTCTTGAAGGCATCAGCGTTTGCGGCCGCCCACTGGCTGAAAGCCGCACTCGTAGCAATAGACTTATCGCGCTTGTACGCCAGCTTCATAACTAGTGTCTGAACGTCACCCGGTAGTTGCTGCAAAAACAACCACGCGTTGTCGAAGTTATCGCGGCTTACCCGCATGGCTAACCCCATCGCTACGCAGTACACCACGTTGAGTTCTTTGGGTACGTCACACGCTACACCCGCGAGTATGTCATCGATGCGAGGCATACTTTCCCAAATACGTAGGTGCGTCTCGAACACGATTGCCGCTTCATCGCCAATGTCGCCCTTGATCATCTCGACACGGTCTTGTGAAGGTAGGTCGAGTTGGATTAGATCAGACACGGCGAACCACGAGCGTGGGCTGGGGAACGCTTTGATGTCACTACCACCCTCGAACTTGTGCAGTAGGTCAGGTCGATCACGTAGGAAAGACAAAACCTCTGCCGCAACGTCTTGCGTCACTGCGTAGTTGGTGAAGTCATCTAGCGTTGTATCGACTGATATGTCACACATGCGATTCTGCAATGGTGCCGCAAGGTTGAACGTCACACCACGATCGGACTTGTTGTTACCGGCCGCGACGATCATCCACGTGTCGGGGATACCGTAGTCCTCTGGCGTTAGCGTTAGCTGGTACGCCGCAGACTGTACCGCTGGCGGTGCGCTAGTGATCTCATCTAAGAAGATGATCCCAGACCCAGACTGCGGTAAGAAGTCAGGTCGACCCCACACTGTGCGACCGTCTACGATATGTGGGATACCGCGAAGGTCTGTCGGGTCCATCTGTGCGAGACGCAGGTCGATGACACCCTGCCAGTCCTTGACATGGTCAGCCAGCAAGTTAGAGGTTTGCTTGACGACATCAGACTTGCCAATGCCCGACGGCCCACGCAGGAATACGGTGCGCCTACGTGTGTTTTCGTTGAGGTACCGCTTAACTAGAACAGGTGTTACATGTTGAATACGCATAATAAATCTCCAGTAATTAAGTTATTCCCGTGGGAATTAGCTGTCGTCGTTTAGCGCAAGCACAGCCTGTGCGTACACTGCTTGGTTAACGGGTTTTATACTGATGTCGGACTCACTGACATCTTTGGTGAATTTCCACGCGTGCCCGTCGCTGTCGCGTGCCCACTGCTTCTCTATAAATTCTACTTTGCCCTCTAACAACTGAAACGCCTGCATAGCAAGGTCAGCATCTACAATGGCATCGCGTATGGTTATCATAACTTTCATATTATCTCCTTAGTCATCAAGTAATGAGTCGATAGCCGCGAGTAGTGCAGACGTATCAGCCTCGGTTTTTTCCCGTGCGGCTTTGCTATTGCGTAGCTCGTCAGGGGATGGGGTAGCGCCCGCCACACTCAACGCAAGCTTAGACACGCTGGCAGGCATGACCTCCATGAAGTCATACAGCAAACTTATCTCATGTGCGATGTCATCGCAAACGGAGTCACGAAAGATCGGCGACTTGACCTCAACTAGGCCAGTGCGTTTGTCAGTGGTAACACGGTCGTCTTTAGACACGGTATCGTTGAGACGAGTGATCACAGTACGCAACCGCTTGAGCGGCTCGGACATCAGATCATTCATGCGATCGTTCGCTTGCTTCTCTGCTCTGGCCATCAATGCCTCGGCCGCGTCACCTTGCATCTGCACACGGAAATCTGTGCTGTCAGTGACTGGCTCAACAATGACCTCGAAGCTAAACTGCTTGCGCAACTCGGCCACGTCGGGGTAGTCGTCGTCATTGAACATGTCACCTTGTGACCGTCGTGCCTCGTCGAGTACGTTGACCCAGTTCTGCAAAAAGGCAGTGACACTCTGATCAAACTGCAACTCGTACTTGCCCATGCAATCCATGAAGTCCATGAACCGTGGGTTGGGCAGTATGAATTTGCTACGCGTCCATGGGTAAGACTCGCTCCCCATGTAAGTACGTGCCGCACTTTCTATTGCCCGTATGGGTGACACCAGATGTTTCGGATACAGCTGCTTGCGATACTCACCGGCATGTCGTGCGTTGTTGGCGCGCTCTGCGGCGTCGGTACCTTTTGCGTCTACTTTAGTCATCTGCGGCTTCTTGACCGACAGCGACACTAAAAGAGCATTTTCTTTAAGGCTCATTGTGTTTCTCCTTATTCCCATGGGAATGGCTAGTTAATAAGTACAAAAGTTAATAAGTAGGCTGAGTCTCCCCAGCCATGTGACCATTATCTCACTCAGGTGATACTAAGGCAAATTAGTCGAGTTTTTCCCACCTGAAATCGTTGGCTTCTTTGTTACACATATCTTCCCAATATGCGCGCAGTTTCGGATCGGCTTGCAGTTTTTGTATAGCCCTGTCGTAGACGTGCCTCGCACCTTGCCGAGACAACCCCACGCGGTCGCCTATCTCTTGAAACGTGACCTCTGAATTGCCGTAGGTTATATCAATATCGTGAGGCATCAGGTGTTCTCCTTTAGTCGATGTACAAGTAATGGTAGGTCTTCCCGCTGGAACTCATCTAATTGCGGGTATTCAATCTCCAGTATGCTCACGACCTCGTGCGGGTAATACCTACCCCGCAACAAAGTCTCCGCTCTCTCCAGTATGTGGTAATTCATGCGTCAAGCTCCCTAAATACTTGCAACATGCGCTTGTGCTCGTGAGCTGGCTTTTCCAAGACCATGTCGTAATAGGCCTCGTCATCGTGGGTCTGCTCGACTGCCCGCACCCAGTTCTTCATCTCGGGACTGGTGTTACCGACGTTCGCTTTCTGCATCTCGTACATCTCTTCTAGATCCAGCGTCATGTTGCGCCGTGCCAACCGTGCGAATGCCCGTGCCTGTTCGATCCAACGTGTCACCGTACGGTGTCGCGTATTGCGTTTGACTCCACGTGCCAATGCTTTGTGCCACGAGTGCATGGTCGTTTCCATTTGCACCGATATCTGCGACGAGTACCGGTTGCGAGTGTCAAAGCTGTCAGAGTACTCGCCCAAGTCGAACCTATATATAGGTACCTCGACCGTCTTTTCAAGTGTGAACCCAAGGTCGGCACAGTATGAACTGCGCGCGTTGAACCCGACGGCCGCCATGTATTTATCCATGTGTCGACGTGTGGTCGCTGACGCCTGCTGAATGTTGAACCAAAGCTCAAACTTGCGAGCCTTGAAGTTGTAGACCAACTCGACCATCGTCGCTTCGTACGATTTGGCTTTGAGTATGGTTGCAGCTCGCGGCGTTGACCGTGGGTACCGTGCACGGTCGTATGACCCATCCTCCAACGGCTTAAACCAGTCGAGCCACTCAAGGTAGATGTCATAACTCAGCGTATCGCTACGTTTAACAGTCAGGGGCGGACGGAAGGTGCCGCCAACAAAAGACCCCGGTGTGTGCGTCTTGCGAGTGTAGACTTGATCCAGCTTGTGGAAGTCTTCCCAGCGTGAGCCTTGGCTAACAAGGCCGTGCAGAGTTTCGCGGAATGACTGAAAGAACTCCGCGTTAGTCTGCGGACGTGTAATGAACGATGTAGGTTTTTTCTCTGGCATGGTATGCCCTCCAGTTAGTCAGTAAGTTATTCCCGTGGGAATAGTCAGTTAGTTGTTGCAGGGTTTTTCAGTGCGCCCTAGTGCACAGTTACAGGGGTGTAAATATTGATGAGCGCGCAGGTAGCAAGTGTGCCGGTCACGCTGTCCTCACAAAAGTTAAGGTACCGCGATGATTCTTGCAAACCTAGTGTGTCATCATCCTTTACCACTTCAAACATCACGGTGTCTGGCAATTCCTCGCACCACTCTTTTAGCAGGTAGTAGTCGCGGTCATCTAAGTCACTAAAGTCATCATTAAACAAAGCGACCAAAAAATGCTCGGCCACTGGCATTGATTTATACAAGAACATTGTCGTCACCATTTCCTCTATTCCCACGGGAATAATTAGTCTCTAAGTATCTATAAAAAGTTGGGGGCAGGCGAGAAAAAACTAAAAAAACTAAAAAAACTCGCCTGACGGTTTTCCCCCAGCTCACAACTATTATCTCAAGCCCCAGCCTTTAAGTAAAACGTGGCAGACTTTTCAACCACGTGTTTGGGCTGTTTTTGGTGCAATCTAAAGAAATCTAATAATTCCGGCGTTTTTGATGGGCGTGGGTGCGCGTAAGTCATTGATTATTAAGAATTAGATGAAAGCTAGATTTTGTAAGTTATTGATTTATAAGCGTTTAGTTTTTTAGTAATCGCGTAAGTCATTGATTTTCCTAGCTTTAGACGATTAGACGGGATCTGAGAGAGGTTGCAGATCTGAAGGCAAAGAAAACCAAGACCGCCACGCGGCTTGAAAAGGCCAGTAATTCCAGATTTTACCTCTCTATATCTTAATCTATAAACTATTTATCTATTATACTTACTTACTGCCTGCCTATGCCCCGCAAGCCCTTGATATATAAGGGTTTTTATTACGTCACTGTTATGGTATTTAGGCATTCTTAGATTGGCGGTTTCTCATTTCATCTAATCCTTATAAATCAATGACTTAGCCGTCTAAGAATCGTTGACTGTTATGACAGCCACGCGCTTATTTCGTCGCAAACTGCGGCCTTATTCCCGTGGGATTAGCGCCGTTTATTAGGCAGGCCATGAGGCGCGCTCGGTCATGTGATAGTAGGGCAGCGCCACGCCATGTGATAGTAGGCTACGACATGATAGTAGTGTGGTGGAACGAAAAAAATGGGGGCTTGCGCCCCCGTGTGGTTACTTGCGCTTGCGCGTGATATTGAAACCGGCCTCCGCCAGTTTGGCCTTGAACTCCGCAAAAAACGCCGCGTCGTCTAAACCTTGCACGACCGTGTTGATCACTGCGCCACGCTGATCTGTGCTGGTGTCCAGTTTGGCAGGCGACAATCGCACGGCCTGCTCCGCCGTTTCCGACTTGGCCTTACGTCCAGCGCCTTCACGACGGCCCATTCCGTTATCGTCGCGGATGGCTTTCGCGGCCGCCTTCATAACATGCTTTGATTGGTCTACAGCTTCGGCCGCCGTGGTCTGGATTTCCTCACCACGCACCTCGATCGATACCGGAGAGTCTGCGCAAGCCAACAGCGTTAACGCGTCTTTAAAATTTGACCGGACATTTGCGTCACCGTCGATCTGTTCCGCGTAGCATAAGACCACTACATCGATGCGAGACTTCAGCGGGAGTTTAGCGTCCAGCTGTCGCGCCGCCGCCTTCGCGGCCGCCTTGCATGATGCGAGCATTGTGGCGCTTGCGTTACGCGCTTTCGTGATGTGTTGCACGACCTCCGCCATGGGCTTAATCGTGGTTTGAGGTACTGCTGTTTTTTCAATAGGCATAATGGCCTCCAGTTAGTTAGTCAGTAATTCCCGTGGGAATAAGCCGGAACCGCTCCGACAGGTAAATAGTCTCATCTACTGGCTGTTATGTCCACCAGCTATAAGGAATCACATGATAGTAGTTAGGCTTCTCTCCTAAACCACAATTACTATCACAGCCGAGGGCCGCACACAAAAAAGGGG